CGGCATCTTCAGCGAATGCACGTACAGTGGCCATATAACTCATTTTCAAACTCCTTTATTGCTAACTAAAAACATATTATAGTACCAAAATCATTTGTTGTCAAGTTAGTACATTAGTGTTGCCATCAGCAACCACTGCTCAAATGTGTGTACGTGCTCGAGAAATTCACGCTCTAATTCTGTATACTTTAGTGTTACTTTTTTCTGCCGCCTGCAATTCACCATTTCTTGGTCTAAAAAGACCCACGTGATTCTACAGTTTTTATAGAATTTGAACATAGTGCTTCGGGCCCTGATATCTTTAATGTTTTGCATAGCCGTTAGACAAGCATCTAAACGGGCATGTAGGGCGTCGTGCGTTTCTTGCATTGTGCTATTATACTAGAAAAACCATTCAATGTCAAATTGGGTAAATACATAATAATCTAGGAATTCACGTGGCAAGATTAAGTTTATGGAAAGACGGCAGACATACGAACGATTACCGGTTCATGGATCGTCGAATCAGCGAAATGTTTACGCTTGGTGGCACCGGAATATTGTGTCACAAATACCTAGGCCCTACTGCACAAGGTGTTCAGCAGGTAACTACGTTGGCACAAAATACGCCCGGACAGGTTATTCATTTACCCGACACAACTTCAATAAATTTGGGCGATACTGTAACTGCTGCCGGTGTCCCATTAAATTCTACTGTGGTTGCAAAAAATGCAACCACCATTACTATCAGTAACGCAACCACTACCGCGTTAGGACTGGGAGTTACCGTCGGTATTAGCGCAACTGCGGCACGTCCCAGTTACACAAATCAGAGTGAACAAAACATACAAGACTTGCTTTGGTTAGAAAACAGAGATCGCAAGTACGATCAAGACGTGTACAAAATGCGCGGCCTGTACCAACGTGCCGACCAAGACTTCGACCTAAGCCAATTTGGCCTGTTCCTAGCCACCGGAACTGTGTTTATGACGTTCCACTTGCGTGACATGGTAGATCAAATTGGTCGTAAACTAATGGCCGGCGATGTATTAGAGTTGCAACACCTAACTGACTATGACGCACTAAATCAAGACGTGCCTGCGGCACTGAAACGTTTCTATGTTGTTGGCGATGCCAGCATGGCCGCAGAAGGGTTTGGTCCCAGCTGGTGGCCTCATTTATGGCGTGTCAAACTCAATCCCCTAGTAGACAGCCAAGAATACAAAGACATACTCAATAATCTTAAAGGCAGTGATGGTACTACTCCAATTGGGCAGTTGTTAAGCACTTTGGATACTAACCTACGTGTCAATGACGCCGTTATAAAAGAAGCCGAATTCAACGTGCCCGAATCGGGTTACGACATCAGCAGTTTCTTTAATAAGCCGTTGACCCCTGCAGGTACTATACCAGACGGTGCAGTGCCCACTCCTGATACTCCTATTAAAGGGTATTTGACTGGAGATACTCAAGCACCAAACGGCTTGCCAATGAACGCCGGTATTGTATTCCCTGCAAGTCCCGCCAATGGCACGTATTTCCTACGTACCGATTACCTGCCAAATCGTGTATTTAGATACAATGGCACACGTTGGGTTGCAATTAACGACGCCGAACGTACACCATTGACCAGAGGCGCAGGCGACATTACACAACTAGGCACATTCGTAAATGCCACAGGATCGTTTGTCAACGCCGGCAACGTTACTATTCCAGTAAAACAAAGCCTAAGCAATGCTCTTACTCCGAAAGCAGATAATTAATGACCGCTCCTTCAAACTATTTTTACGACGGGCAGATACGCCGTTTTGTAAGTCAATTTATACGCATGGTATCAAATTTCCACGTGGAGTTTGGCGCTGACAGCGACGGTGTAGTTCGTTATCAACGTGTGCCTGTGATGTATGGCGATGCCAGTAGACAAGCTGCGCAAATCCTACGCAATAATAGTGAGAACACACTTAATGCTGTACCGGCCATGGCAGTTTATATCAGTGGGCTAGCATACGACTTAACACGTTTACAAGATCCCAGTCTGGTGCAAAGTATGCAGATACGCCAACGTGAGTATGATCCTGTGACCGGAGAATACGGAAGCGGGCAAGGAGAAGCCTATACTGTTGAACGTTTAATGCCAAGTCCTTTTAAGTTAACGCTTAAAATGGATGTATGGACCAGTAATACAGAACAAAAATTACAGTTGATTGAACAGTTGACCACAATGTTTAATCCCACAATGGAAATACAAAGTACCGACAACTACATTGACTGGACTAGTCTAAGTTATGCATTATTGACCGACATGAGTTGGAGTAGTCGCACTGTGCCCACCGGCGGAGAAGAAGCCATTGACATTGCCAGTATGACGTTTGAATTGCCTGTGTGGATCAGCACTAATATCAAAGTTAAAAAGATGGGTGTTATTCAAACGGTTATTAAAAATATTGAGGGATTATCAACATTAGAGTCACTGGGACAAGTTATTACTACTGTAGGCAACTACGGGGTATTATTAAGTACCAGCGCCGGTGGCAACACCCTAAAGTTGTTAAAGCCCTACGATGCAACCACAAACGATGCCTACGGAAACGATACCGTGGTTGGCGCTAGTAATCATGCTTGGACACCATTACTAGATCAATACGGAAAGTTTATTTCAGGCAGTAGTCAAATTAGATTAACACAGCCCGACGGCAGTGAAGTCATTGGTACTATTGCCACGCACCCAACAGATTCTAGTTTGTTGTTGTATACACCGTTTGCCGACACAACTCCGGCAAATACTATAAGTCCTATAACTGCAATAATTGATCCATCAAGTACAAACATCAATACGGCTATCACACAACCTGCAAGTGGTACCAGGTATCTAATTGTTCACAATGTTGACAGCGCCAACACATTTAATGCAGCATGGAAAGGCACAGATAATCAAGATCTTGTGGCCAATGCACACGATATTATCCAATATACCGGGGCACATTGGACAGTGGTATTTGACAGTCAGAACACGAATGTGTTAAACTATGTAACTAACTTAACAACTGGAATTCAATACAAATGGCAAGACCAACGATGGACAAAGAGTTACGACGGGGTGTACCGGGCCGGCGAATGGATGCTGTCAATTTAATAAGTGCAGGTGCACTTATCTACTGTAGAACCACACACAGATATCTTTTTTTACTACGCAATGGCGGACGCCATTCGGGGTCATGGGGCTTGGTTGGCGGCAAGATTGAGCCGGGCGAAACTGTTGTAGCGGGTCTTAATAGAGAAATAGCCGAAGAGCTAGGTGGAATTATCAAGGATGCCAAACTTATCCCTATTGAAAAATTCACCAGCGATACCAGCAGGTTTGAATACCACACATATGTGATCAATGTAGATGAGGAATTTGTGCCCATATTGAATCACGAGCATAGGGGATATTGTTGGGTCAAGTTAGACGACTACCCAAAGCCACTGCACCCCGGAGTCTGGAGAACATTCAAGTTCTCCAGTGTGATAGATAAAATACGAACGTTAGAGACTGTGTTATAGGTCTACTTCGCGAGCAAAGTCACTGAAACTGATTTGACGGAAGTTTAAAAAGTATTGCCAACTTTCGGGTACTGCATAAGTATTGGCTGGCATTACACGCACAAAATCAACCTGCGGGTAAGTGCTCATTACTTGTTCCATGGCCTTGACAAAGAAAGCCTCGGTGTTGGGTGCTTCGGCACCCGGATACCCTGTAGTACCTGCATAAACATTATAAGTAAAATGCTCTCCGGCATGACTGTCGTAACAATCAAATCCCATTAGATAAACACTTTGGTGTCCATCAAAACAAGCAAGATAAGCTGCAATGGCACCCATGTTGTACGGTGGTTGTTGTGGAGCCAGATAAAATTTACCCGGATACTTTAAAACCATATCCCCAGTTCCGTAAACGATGGTTCTATCACAATATCCGCCGTTTACCATTTCGTTTGCTACTTCGTCGTTGGCCACAACAAAGTCCGGAATAAAGTCGCGCACAATGGCATTACACCCGTAAGTCTGTACTCGGCCTGCAGACAATAGACCACCTCTATGATTTGCCAAAATTTGGAATAGGTCTCCTTGTGGGTACAATTCAAGTCTACTGGGTCCGTTGCCCAATATTACCGCCTTATTTGATATTTGATTATTAAATACTGCATTAGGGACAAATTCAGCGTCGCTGGTCCAGTCATTGTGTTGGTATGTTAGTACGCTAACTACATCTTCTCCAGAGTAGTTTTCGCGATATAATTGTTTTAGTTTTTGCATTTTTAATCCCGTTATACTGTATTTATTTTGATTCCACTAATCAGACTGGAATTAGCGTTCTAACCAGCTTGACTGTGTTGCTTGCACTGACTCCAGTGCCGTATAAGGTCAATGTGCCTGCGGCGATGCTGACAGTAAACGTCATTCTAGTAGTGGCCCCAGTTATTATTACTCCGTACATGCTGATATAGGCAGTGGTGCCATCATGTATTATGTTTGCTTCGCAAGTTTGATACTGACTATTTGTTACATCTTTAACACTAATAATATACTTTGCGCTTCGATATGTGGCAGTAGAAAATGTATCAATGGCAGTAGAACTTGTACCTATACCTGTTACAGTTGTAACTAAATTAGATAAGTCTTTTCTTAATAACTCATTTCCACCAACTGTACTGGCATCGTGTACCCTGATGGTGTTTAGGGTAGTATCTACGGAGATTTCTCCGGCTGAGCCGGTAAAACTGTTGTTTTGAGCGGTAGTTCCTCGTCTAAATTGTACTACGGTTGGCATCGTTCTCTATTCCTAATATAGTATATTTAGTTAGATCGGAGCCAGTGCGGTATCTCCAGCTGCCTCTAGATCACTTGTGATTACAGTTCCGGCAGCATTACAGTCGTAAGTTGTGGAAGTTGCTACGCCAAATGCATCAGTCAGTGTGGTTAAATCACCAAAATCGCCGGTAGGGAAATCACCACCTGTACCATATGCCAATTTGTTCCAGGTAGCGCCGTCATAACTTTCAAAGGCACTTGTAGTTGTGTTGTAGCGAATTGCCCCTTGAACCGATCCGCGTTGATCTGTTGTTCCCACTGGCACAATAAGATTACTGCCTACGTACAAGTTGCCCGCAATGCCTACTCCACCTGCAACTTGTAAGGCCCCGGTTGTGGGACTGGTACTTGTTGTAGTTTGTGACAGTGTTAAATTGGATGTGCTAAGTTTAGCCGTATTTGTGGCGTTGTTATAGAACCAAAGAATATTGTCCCCGGCACCAACAGTGGCTTCTGCAAGAATATATGTGTTGCCATCAACTGACTTTACACCACCTAGGCTTGCCCAAGCAGCACCGTATCCCTCAAAACTGCTGAGTGAGGTATTGTAGCGTATCATGCCCGAGGCGGCCGTTACAGGTCGTTGAGCTGTTGTTCCTACAGGTATCGTATGATATCCTGTACCAGTTTGTACTATGTTTCCTGATGCTGTAATACCGCCAGTAGTTAAATTTGCATAACTAGTAACTGTGATGTTTGAATCTGTTACACCTGAATTAGCTGTAAATGCAGTAACAAAACTTTGTCCCGATTCGTTCCAGTATAGAGCCACATTTGAAACTAGGCCGTTGGCACGATTCAACAAGAACCCAACGTCCACGTTGGCAGCTGTTGCGCCGCCATGCAGAACTGTAAGTGGATCACTTAGTGACACTACACTTGTTGTGATACTAGTAAACGTTGGTCTTGTTAATGCCATTCTTTATCCATGCTATTGTATATTTAGCAAAAGACAAAAGGGCCACTAGGGCCCTTTTTGTTGGAGTCGCGTGTAGTATTAAACTCGACCCACAACCACTTCAATTACTGCTTTACCAGCAAATGTGACTTCTTGTAAGGCCTTACCAATAACTGTACCCGGAGCCGGGTTGTTGTTGACTCGGGCAAAACCGTGTCCTGCTGACACCATTAGATCACCCTTGTGAACTGGCCCAACCACTTGACAAGGAACACGTCCCTGTAAGGCTAGGGGAATCACATTAGATCCAGTTAATCCGCCATTCATCAAGTGCGCTGGGTTAGTACTGACTACACCAGCCACTCGTGTTGTGTCTGCGTCGGCCAGAGTAACTTCGGCACTTCCGCCAAACATCACCACTGTACCGGCCATGTAGGCCTTGTCGGCTTGATAGTTCTCTGCCAAGTCAGCGTATTTTGCTGATGTTGATGTTCCTACGAATACATTGCCGTATACCGTGCTCCAATATGCTGTAGTGGATCCCAAGTTGTATGTAAGGTTGGCACTTGGTAACACAGTACCAAATGTTACCGAACCACCACCACCGCTTGTGGTAACAATGTTGGCGTAAGCACTGCCGTCGTTAGTCAACTGCCAGGCGTCAACTGTTTCTGACCATTTTATTTGAACTGCGGCACTGTCGCCACGCAACACTCGAATACCAGCATCTTCTGTGGGTGTTCCTGTGGTCACATCGCTGTTCAAGTCAATCAAGTTGTCTGCAATACTCAGTGTTGTACTGTTGACTGTTGTGGTTGTACCAGTCACTGTCAAGTTACCAGTAACAGTACAATCATCATTGATATAGACTTTGCCTGTACCTGCCCCAGTGATGGTCAAATCTGTGTTGCTTGACTTGCTTGTGATACTATCAACTGCAATTTGATTTGAGAAACCAATTGCATTGCCGTCGCTGCTGGTAAAGTTCTTACCGGCTGTAACTTGAATTGTTCCTTGCAATGCAACTTTACCTGTACCCGATGGATTGATCTGAATATCACCTGTTCCACTGGTCAAAATCGACAAGTTTTGATTTATATCTGTACTGAATGTAATTGTACCCGATGTGTCCTGAATAACTGCTTTGCCGTTAACATACAACGAACCTGGACCAACGAAAATATCTTTCCACTGTCTTGACGAACTGCCCAGGGCATAAGTAACGTTGGCACTGGGGATGATACTACCGTTCATGACCAAGTTGCCACCATATGAGCCGCTCAGTGTGCTTGATGTAAATGTAGCAACGTTGGCATTGCCTAGACCAAATGTGATGTTACCAGTATTGACCGTTACATTACTGCCACCACTGGCCAATACACTTAGGCCAGCGGCAGTATTTGCCGCAGTTGCAATGTTGGCCAATGTTGGTACACCGGCGACTGTCGCCACTGTTGTG